GTTTATTTGATTTAGAAAATCCAAATGAAGCGCCTGTATTTACCGAATTTAAAACACAAGTCAAAAAAGAAGCATAATACGTATAATCATGATAAGTTTAATCCAATTATTAAAGGAGGTACAATCCAACCCAAAAGCTATTATCCTTGCTGGAGCTCCAGGTGCTGGAAAAGGTACTATTTTAGGAGGGTTAAATTTATCTGGTTTAAAAACTTTAAACTTAGATGATACTATTGCTGCTTTATCAAAAGAGCAAGATTTTACTTTAAATCAAAAAGCAGCAGATGCTGAAGATAGAAGTAAATTTATGCAAGCTATGAGAGTGGCAACAGATAAGTTAAAAGGTAATCCAAAAAGAGGAATAAAAGGAGATCTCCCTCAAACAATAGAAAATCGTGAATCATTCATTTTAGATGGAACATCAGCATCTTATAATCAAACTCTTAAATTGGTTAATCAATTAAAAGAAGCAGGATATGATGTAATGATGTTATATGTTTATACTGATTTAGAAAATTCACTAAAACGTAATCAAGAGCGATTTGAAAAATCAGAGGGTAAAGATAGAAGTCTAATGCCTGGTGCGGTATTAAATACATGGAAAGATGTAACTAAAAACTTTAAAGGGTATCAAGATTTGTTTGGTGATAATTTTATATCTGTTGCAAACACAGGTGAATCTGAAACCATGAAAGATATACAAAATATATTAAAAACATATATTACTCCATTCAAAGTTACAGACGGTAAACCTAAAACTGAAAAAGAATTAGCTAAAGATCAACTTGAAAAAGATAACCTAGCTCAAGAAATCCAAGATATCTTACAATCAGACCAAATAACAAACATCATTAATTCCTCAGTTTCTAAAGAAGAGGCGCAAAGTAAAATCAATGAATTCATTCGTTAAATCGCTTATACAACCATTATTGGAAGAAAACCAAGATGGTATTGCTTTAGTACCTGGTGGTTTTAAACCACCTACTTTAGGTCACTTTTATCTAGTTGATCAAGTAGCAAAACATCCTGAGGTATCTAAAGTAATTGTTCTTATAGGACATAAAACCCGAGATGGTGTAACTAAAGAAGAAAGTAAAGAAATTTGGGACATTTATCAAAAATACTTACCCTCTAATGTTGAAATAAAATTATCAGATAATTCATCCCCCATTTCAGATGTTGGATCGATGATTAAAAATAATCCAGATACAATGTTCTATCCTGTAGTAGGGATTAGAGGTGAAATGGATTTAGGTGATTTGAAACGTTTCGATAGTATGAAAGGTAAATACGAAAACTTTAAACCTATCGTAATTAAATCCGAAGGTGAAGATCGTATTAGTGGTACAAACACACGTGCTGCCTTAATTGGTGGAAATAAAGATAAATTTTTAACATATCTTCCAACTGAACTTTCCAATGAGGATAAAGAAGAAGTTTGGGATATTTTACAAAAAACTCCACTTAATGAGATGTACGCTGAACCTAGCGAGAATGATTATCCATATTTAATGAAATCACTTACAGAATATATGTTAGATAAAGGAATGAATATTCGTCCTTTACCTAAAGTAAAATTTGTAGAAGATGATATTGAAAACGCTAGAAATTTCTTTGGTAAAACAGCGTATTATGACCCGAACAATCGCATTATAGTACTTTATACAAAGGATCGTCATCCAAAAGATATTATGCGTTCATTCGCGCATGAAATGATCCATCATGAACAAAACTGTGATGATCGTTTAGGTAATATCCAAACCCAAAATACAAATGAGGATGGAGATTTACCTGAAATTGAAAGAGAAGCATATGAAAAAGGTAATATGACTTTTCGTAATTGGACAGATACATTAACTGAAGGTGTTTTTAAAAAATCCCTAGATCAAACAGAGAAAGAAGCATTAAAGATAGTAGATAAAAATTGGGATAAATTTGGAGGTAAAGAATGTAATAATGGGTTTTGTGATATATTTGCGAAAAACTTATCCAAATATTTACCTGGCTCTACAATAATGAGTACTGAAGATCCAAGAAATGAAACACTTGGTCATGTTTGGGTTGAATATAATGGTAAATATTTTGATGCTGAAACTCCAAATGGTGTTTCTTCATGGAAGGAATTACCTTGGATGAAAGAATTTTATTCTAAAGTAGGAAATTATCCAACTAATATTGAAAATATAAATGAATCTATTGTAGGAGATAGAATTGAATGTGATAATTGTGATTGGAGTTGGCCCATAAAAGATGGGGGTGATGATTTATATGTTTGCCATAAATGTGGACATGATAATACACCAAAACAATTAAATGAAGGTCGCTACGATAAAATCACAAATGATATATCTTCTGCTATTTTTAATCATTGGAAACAAGATTATGAAGAAGGAGTCGATGCCTCTCGTTTTGACCAAACATTTAAAACAGATGATCTAAATATAGATATAGACGCTAACATATCATTCATCCCAGGAAGTGAAAAACTTAATATAGATGGAGGAGCTAATGCTGATACTGGATATCTTGAAGTAAGATTTGAGGTAGACCCATCTATGCTTCCCAAGAGTTGGAGTGAAATTTCTATGAATTTAAAAGATGTTGTTCGCCATGAAATTGAACATTTAACTCATGGAGAAGGATTTAATGAAAATCCACCTAAATTACTCCCAGATGATCAATTTATAAGAGATATGATTAATGCCGATATGCTTCCTAAAGCAGCTTATTTTAAACTTGAAAAAGAAATAGATGCTAATTTACAAGGAATGTATTTACGTGCTAAAAAAGAAAAACGTCCATTTGGAGATGTTATAAATTCTTATTTAGATGCTCAAGATATAACATCTGAAGAAAAAGAAGAGATACTAGATATTTGGAGAGGCCGATTAAAGGCATTAAATTTACCTAAATTTTAATATGAAAAAAATACCAAATCTTTTAGATTTATACGAGGCAATTAAACCTTATACCATTTATTGTGATATGGATGGTGTACTTTGTGATTTTGATCAAGGGTATGCTGATTTAACTGATATGTCTACTCAAGAAGCTAATGCTATAGGCAAACCTTACTTTTGGAAATTGTTTAGAGAAAAACTTAAAGAAAAAAATATTAAAGAAAAAGATTTTTGGGCAAATTTAGCATGGCAACCTGGAGGAAAAGACCTTTGGAAATCTATCCAACAATATACCCCAAATATTCTTTCAGCCCCTGCAGTAGACTTTAGCCTTCCATCTGATGAACAATTAAGTCCTGAAAAAAATCAAGCTATTCAAGGAAAAAAAGAATGGATTTCAAAAAATCTTAGTGGTGTGGGTGAAGAAATATTTGTACCGGCCCCTAAAAAAGCTACATATGCTGGTCCGAAAAACATATTGATAGATGATATGAAAAAAAATACGGATGCTTGGAGAGCAAGTGGTGGTAAAGCAATTTTACATACATCGGCCCCCGAAACTCTAAAAATACTTAAAGAAAAATACAAGATATAATGTCTGATTCAGTTTTAAAAAAAGAATTCCAAAAAAGAGACGTAGAACGTTTGCGTAACCTGGTAGCAGGTAAACATGGTAATCGTACTACTGTTGGAATTGGTTATAATGGGCCTCAAGAAGAGGAACATAAAGAAGGAGATATTTGGCAGCAAGGTGGTAGAACTTGGACTATTAAAGACGGTATTAAAGAAAATGTTACTAAATTAGATAAATTTAAAAAAGTAGCAGTTCCCTTATTCTGCCCAAACTGCAAACAAGTAATGGATAAACAATTAGATTCATTTTATTATAAATCTTTTGGTGAATGTTTAGATTGCAGAACAACTACCGAAACCAAAATGAAAATCTCAGGTGAATGGCAATCACATGTTGATAAAACATTTAATGCTGAAATAGATCAACAAATACAAGAATATAAAAGTTATTTTGAAAGTATTCTTTTAGATGGTAAAGAAGGATATGTTTCTGAAAATGGTGAAGTACAAAAATGGGTTGGCGGAATTAATAAAGAAAGAGCTCAAAAATCACTTGATGAAGCTATTAAACATTTAAATTCACTTAAAAAATGATAACTGTAGTAACTACCATAATGGTGGCACTTATAACTGCTATAATTGGACCAATAATAGTAAATTGGACTCGATTAAAAATGGAGAAAAAATCCTTAACTAGCCCAATGCAAGAAGCTATTGAATTTAATACTTTAGTGGATGAACAATTACATATTATTTTAGAAGAATTAGAATGTGATAGAGTATGGATAGCTCAATTCCATAATGGGGGCCACTTTTACCCAACAGGTAAATCAATTCAAAAATTCTCTATGTTTTATGAAAAAATATCCCTTGATACTCCATCCATCCAACATACATTCCAAAATATTCCTGTGTCTCTATTTCCACAAGCTTTAGCTCAAGTATATAAAAATGGAGAATTAGCAATTCCTGAATATAATAAAGAGAATGAAACATATGGTTTAGAGGCTGTATCTAAGTCATACGGTACTGAATCATTTTATATGGTTGGTTTATATAGTTTAGATAATCATTTGGTAGGAGTAATGGCTATTGCATATAACAAACAACATAAACTAGCTAAAAATGAATGGATTTTCATTAGACAGAAAGCAGGAGCTATAGGAACATTACTTTCTGAATATTTATACGCAACCAATAAGAAAAAATAATTAATATTTATAATAAAATGTCAGATAATTTCGACCTAAAAAAATTCTTAAAAGAGAGCAAAGCTCTTGAGAATCTAAACCCATCAGTTAAATCTTTAAATGAAGGTGAAGCTGCTTACGAATACGAAAAAGGTGAAGAAGTAGAAAAGAAAAAAATGAACAAAGAGGCAATGAAGAAACAAATCAAAGATATGATTGTTGCTGAATTAGACCTAAATATCAATAAATCAGCCGATGATTCTGATTATAATCCTTATGTTGGAGAAGCTAAGAAAAAAGATGAAGACGTTGAAGACGTTGAAGACATTGAGGTAACAGATACAGAAATGGAAGATGTTCCTGCTGAAGATGAAATGCCTGCTGAAGATGCTCCTGCCGCTGATGGTGGATTAGAAGATATTGCAGCTGACATGAAAGGTACAGAAGCAGATCTTATGGACAATTTAATGAAAGCATTTCAAATTGCCAAAGGAATGAACAATGAAAAACTTGAAACACAAGTAGGAAATACACTGAAATTTTTCGTTAGCGAATATATTGGTGGAAACGAACAATAATCAAATCTATAATAAATCAAATCTATGAACACAACAGAAATTTTAAACGCAATTAAAGAAGAATTAGCTACATTAGAAGCAGAACATGCAAAAACATCTAAAGCAGCTCGTGGACGCGCTCGTAGCGCAGCTAATTCAATTAAAAAATTAGCAGCTGAATTTAAAAAAGCTTCAACTGCTGAAGATAAAGCTTAAACATGGAAAAACCTATTAATGAACCTTTTACTTCAGAAGAATCTCAAGAGATTTACAAGAATTTTAAAACGATCGTTAATAGTCGTTTAGACAAACTTTATAACTCAAAAGGCTCAGACGGCGAACAGTATGCTTACAGTATCGCCGTCAAGCAAATGAGAAATAAACAAGCCAACAAACCTGAAGAACCTATGGAAGACGTTAAATTAAAAGAAATGGTTAAAGCCGCTTTGATGAACCCTAAAAAAGCAGACCTAAACAAAGATAACCAACTTTCAGATTATGAAAAAAAACGTGGTGCCGCTATTGAAAAATCCATTCAAAAAGAAGATCTTGATTTAGGCCATGAAGATAATGAACCACATATGTTGAAAGCAGATCTATATCGTATTGGAAAATATGCTATGGAGCTTTACAAAATGGTTGATCAATTTGAAGGTGAACAAGAAGTTGATTTCCCTCATTGGTGGCAAGCTAAAATCATCGAAGCTAAAGATATGTTAGTTTCAGCTAAACACTATCTTGATTTTGAGACAAAAGAACCTCAATTAGATGCTATGGTTGATGTTGCTAGTGAAGAAGGAGCAATTGATGAAATGTCAAAAGGACAAATCAAAAAACGTGGAGAAATCTACGATGCTTTAAAAGATAAAGGAATGTCTGATGAAAAAGCAGGTAAAATTGCTACATCAACAGCAACAAAGAAAAAAATTAAAGAAGCTATTTTAGCTAAACTTAAACAGAAATAATGACTAGAGATCAACTTACCAGACGTATTCAAGATTTAGCTCGCCAAGTCTACTCAGCTACTACAGTTACCCCTGAAGAAGCTATTGAGTATGATGAGTTAACTAAATTTCCTGAACTTAAAAAAGTCATAGTTGATTTACTTACTCCTGAATACGATAATTTTTTAGCGTCAATTGATTGGGTTGCTCCCCGTCCTACTACATTTCGTATTAATTTAGAAAACGGTCAAAACTTTTACTTAATATATGGTAAAAGAAGTTGGGTTGCTCAAGTAGCAGGTAAAAAATATTATTTACTTAATTTACCTGAAGAAGAAAGAGCAGCAGAAGCTATAGCAAACTTATTAAGATATGGAGCTAAAGTAGCAGCCGAAGAAGAAGGAGCAGGAATTGATGATCTTGGAATAACCCCAGAAGAACCCGCTCCCATAGAAACACCTGAAGAAACACCAGAAGTATAATGGATATTTTAGAACAATTTATTCGAAGTATAGCTTATAAATTCCCAAAAGGATATCCTGACATGAAAAATGAACAGGATATTTTAATTTTAGAGCGTGAGTTATTTAAATATAACGTTGATTTAAGAGAGGGAACTAAAGCCTCAAACACACGTAAAGCTATTGAAGCCATAGCTAATTCAGAAGCTGGTAAAGCATCTGGTTTAACTAAAATGGCTGATACCTACAGAATAGGTAATGTTAATAAAATAGATAAAGATAAATTTATTGAAATCATTAACAGTGTATTTAATTCACCTAAAATCAAAGTATATGGTCCTAAAGAAAGCCCAAATACAAGTTCAAAATATAATATGTTTGAATTTGATATGGAAGGTGAAGGTCAAGTACAAATTGTTTTAGCAGGTGGTGCTAATGAAGGTGAAAAATACGAACAAGGTTTATTGGCTAAATTAAAAGCATCTGCTGGTAAACCAATGAACGATATAGAATATGATGATGTAAAACAAATATTTACAACATTAGGTATAGATCCAACTACAATTACTCCCGAAGATATTAACTTTACAGGAGCATCAGACACAAAAAGACAACTTTCATTTGAAGGACCTCAACTAATAGGAAAAACCATTTCAGATATTAATATAAAGACTCCGAAAGGTATGTATTATTTATCTATTAAAAATGTAGGTGGTTCTGCAATATATAATGGAGGTAATTTACCATTTATTGTAATGGATAAAGATGGTAAAGTAGTATTTGATAAATCAAAATATAATGATAATCCATTATTCAAAGACATATTTGATATTTTAGGAATTGATTCTCAAAGAATAGCAGATGGTTTAAATGACTATATTACAAAAACAGGTGAACCTACTAATTGGGAAACTGCTAATATAAAAGACATAAATGCTGTAAAAAATCTATTAGCTTCATCTTTTGGATATGGTTATTGGTATATCAGAGAGAAAAAAGGAAATAAATTGTTTATCCACCATGTAGCAACTCCTGAAGATGCATATGATATGGTAGGTGATTTGAATCAAAATTCAGTTAAAGTAAAATACCCTGGTAATACTTCAAAAGGTGGAACCAAAGTTTTAGAGGTTCAAATTGAAACAAATAGTAAAGTATTAGAAGGAGGACCTAAAGTACCATTAATTTACCAAATTGTAGCTCGTAACGCATCTGGAGGTGTAGTTCCTTTAAGAATGAACATACGAACAAATAAATAATATTTATTAATATGGAACGTTTAAGACATTTAATAAAAGAAGTACTATCTACTCCACCAAAAAAGGATAGCTGCAACTGTGGTTGCCATAGCTGTGACAATGTAGGTAATGAAGGTGTTGTACTAAACGAAAGTTTAGTTAAAAAAGATATATTATCGGAAAATCTGCGTTATCACGTGGATAAACAACTACCACTTACCGAAAACACGTTCCGATATGGTTCGGAATCTTTCCTTAATTTATGGGCAGAAGCTCGTTCATTGTATTTACGTGAAATTATTCATGTAAATGAAGATGATAAACAAATTCTAGAGGAAACTGACTTAGGTAACTATGGTTTATATGAAAATCAAAAAGTACCTTTAGATCTACTTTTACTTGAAAATGAAGAGCTTGAAGAAGCTGATAAAAAGAAAAATCCACCACTTGGAAAACCAAAACGTGGAGGATCTAAAAAATTCTATGTTTATGTGAAAAATCCTAAAACCAAAAAAATTAAAAAAGTTAGTTTTGGAGACACATCAGGTCTATCAGCTAAAATAAACAATCCAGAGGCACGTAGAGCATTTGCTGCACGTCACGATTGTAAAAATAAAACAGATAAAACAAAAGCATCTTACTGGAGCTGTCGCTTACCACGTTATGCTAAATTATTAGGTTTAAAATCATCCTTTTCAGGATTCTGGTGATGAATAAATTAGAAAAAATAGTACAAGAAGTACTTAAAGAACGCCCTGGTTTATGGGACAATATACGTGCTAAACGTGAACGTGGAGAAAAACCATCTCCAAAAGGATCTAAAGCATATAAATCAGCTGTTAAAGCAGGTAAGGAAATTAATAAACTTTCCGAAGGTGAAACCCCAGAACTTCAATTCCCTGATGGTTTTCAACCTGCAAAATCTGTTCCAAACGGTGGTGCTATGTGTGCTAACTGTGCTAAATGGAATAAGGAAACACAACTATGTGAAGGTCAATACTATAAAGAATGGCATGGTGATGGTGAAATCCCTGCTGATCCAACTGAATATGTTTGTATTTGGTGGGTAGATGAAAGAAAATGAAACCATACACTGACATAGAAGTTACTGACAAATATATTATTCGTGAATTTAACGAAAATATAGACCCAATTGAACTTATGTGGCATCGTGATGATGAAGCTAGAACAATTGAAATTCTAGAAGATACAGATTGGCAACTTCAATTAGATAATTGCTTGCCTACCTCACTAAAAGAACGTATATTTATCCCAAGACACGAATGGCATCGTGTAATAAAAGGAACAGGAACTTTAAAGTTAAAGATACATAAATCATGAAGCTAAACAACTTAAGACAATTGGTTAAAGAAGAACTTAATAGTGCTTTAAGAGATTTTAAAGATATGTCTTTAGAAAACATGGAAGAAGGCACTTACCGAATAGAATACCTAACTCAGGCCCGAGGTGGTGGAGGTGAAGAAAGAGATAAAATAGAAGTATCTATTTCAAAAGAAGAATTTAATAAAAATTTAAATGAAAAACCATCCCGTTTTTGGTTAGATGTTACTCGTAGCAATGTTGATGATAAAATTTATAAAGTAACAAAAGTAACAAGAGCATAACATATAGACAGATTCATAGCCTGTCGACTTAAAAAAAATTATTAGAGATCTGTGGCCTCCTTTGGGATGGCCACTTTTTTTTCGTATATTAAATATATTAAAATTAACAAATGGACAAAAATATAGTTATAGTAGGAGCCGGAGTTGCTGGTGTAAACGCTGCAACAAAATTAGTGGATAATGGATATCCTGGAGAATTAATCACAATCATTGATATGGGTAAAGATCCATACCAACGTAAACCTGAAGAAGTAATGACAGGTTTCCTTGGTGCTGGTGGATGGAGTGATGGTAAATTAACTTACCACACAGCAATTGGGGGTCAATTATCAAAATATTGTGGTGAGGAAAAAGCAATGGAATTGATGGATCAAGTCATTACCAACTTTAAACGTTTTCACCCTAAACCAGAAGAAGTACAATGCTCAAACCCTGAAGAGGAACCAGAATTTATTAAACCATATTTTGGTTTACGATTATTTCCTGTATGGCACGTGGGTACAGATTATTTATCTGAAATTGCTAAAAATTGGTATGATTATTTAGTGTCTAAAGGTGTTGAATTTGTATGGGAACATAAAGTTTATAGTATTGATTTTACTAAAAATGAAGTATCACTTGCAAACCAAGACTTTGCTGGAGAAATAAAATATGATGAACTCATTTTTGCAGTAGGTAAATCAGGTATTGATTTTGCCCAACAATTAGCTAACCAATATAAATTACCAGATGAACCAAAATCAGTACAAATTGGAGTTCGATTTGAAGCACCACAAGAACACTTTCAAAAACTAATCGATATTTCATATGACTTTAAGTTATATAGAAAATTTGATGATGAAGGAGTTTCATTACGTTCATTTTGTACAAATAACAATGCTGCTTATGTTGCTGTAGAGGAAACATATGGTGATCATTCATATAATGGACATGCTAAGAAAGACGAAGCATATAGAAATAATATGACTAACTTTGGTATATTAATGGAAATTAATGGTATTGAAGATCCATTCAAATGGTCACGTGATGTAGTTTCTAAATTACAATTTAATGGAACTGGTTTATATTATAGTCCATCTCGTCAACCATCAACAACATCTGAGGGTAATGGAGTAACATCATATCAAATTGAATTTTTAGATGGAGTAAGAGAGGTAATGGGTGGTTATTTTCAATATGTAGAAGATTTTATTGAGGATATGAAAAAAGTATTCCCAACATTGGGTGATGATTGGGGAATGTATATTCCTGAGGTAAAATATTTGTCACCTGAGGTAAAAGTAAACTATGAGGATCTTAGTTTGATCGATTATCCTAACGTACATTTCGTAGGAGATGCTTTAAGCGCACGTGGAATTACAGTTTCCGGAGCACAAGCAATTTATGTAGTAGAAAGTTTTATAAAATAATATGAAGATAGGATTTACAGGAACCGTTTCAGTTGGTAAAACAACTTTGGTTAAAGCATTAAAGGAATTACCTGAGTTTAAAGATTATACGTTTGCAACAGAGCGTTCAAAATACCTACGTGATTTAGGTATTCCATTAAATACTGATTCAACCATTAAAGGTCAAATAGTATTTTTAGCTGAACGTTCTAGTGAATTAATGTGTGAAAATGTTATAACTGATCGCACAGTAGTGGATGTAATGGCGTTTACTAATTTAGCTAAATCGATTCCATATTTTATAGGTGATGATTTTGAGCAATTAGCTTCATATTTGATTCGCGAATATGATTATATATTCTATATATCTCCTGAGGGTGTAGAATTGGAGGATAATGGTGTTCGTACTATAGATGCAAAGTATAGAATGAAAGTTGATAGAGAAATTCAAAAGATTATCAATACATATAAACCTAAAATTAAAAATTATGCTGAATTATCGGGTACAACCGAGGAGAGAATACAGAAAATTAAACAAGTAATGTCCCTCTAATATTTATTAATAAACCATAAAATGAAACAAACTCGTTTATTTGAAATCATACGTGAAGAAATTGCTAGTGCTTTAAGAGAAGGTGAAGCTGAAGATAGAGCTGCTAAAGCAGCTGCAATTAAAGCTATTGATGCAAAACAAAAAGCATTAGATGCTAAAGAAAGAGATATTATGAAAGGTGGAGCTCTTGAAGAAGAAGAAGAACTCAATGAAATCCCAGATTTTGGTGGTCAATTGGATCAAGGAGTAGCAACAAAATATGGTGAAGAAGATACTTTACAAAATGCAGTTGATGCTATTGTTGGTGAAACTCTTGCAGATATGGGTGTTACGCTTGAAGATCTTAAAAAAGATGAAGCTAAAGCAACTGAAGCTCTTACTAGTATTAGAGAAAAAGTTTTAGGAGCTAAAAGAAAAGGAATTTCTCAAGATCCTAGAGTTGTAAAAGCTCTTGACAAACAACAGGATGTTGAAGTTGATAAATTTGGGGCTATTAGTGGAAAAGATTTACAAGCTAATCAAACAAACAATGCTATTAAAAAAGCTTTAGGTCTTGTTGCTCCTGATAAACGTGGTAAAAAAGCTGATCCAAACAAACCAGAAAAAGCACCTTCGACAGGCAAAAAAGGAAGACCAGCCGGTGAACCTAAAGCAAAAGTAGCTACTCGTACAGCTAAAGATGATGGATTTGATAATGTATCTTATTCTGATGAAGATGAAGAAGTAGCAGCAGCTACAAAAGCAATTAGTGGTGATGAAACGGCTAAAGATTTAGGAAAAATAGCCTACTCTAAAAAATTAACTCCCGAAGAAGAAACCCAATATGAAACAGCATTAAAAGGTATTAAAGCTAAAATAAAAAGAATTGAAGATGGTGAAGAAAAACCTGATGATAGAACACTTCTTAAAAAAGCCTACCAAAACTCAGAAATACAAAGACTTTTTAAAGCTAAAGGATCAAGTTTAAATGATATTTTAAAAGGTATAATTGGATAAAAGTGAAAGATAAAACATTTCAACTAAAGTTATCCCATCTTATCATAGGTGGGATAATTTTATTGTTAGTCATATTTCTTGTTAAATGTAACCCAACACATGACATTCCAAACAACTACGATAAACAAAAACGTGAAATAGATAGTCTTGGAAATATTATCAATGGGTTAAAAGAGGATCAAATTAAATTAAACGAAAGTTTAACAGCACAATATGCTAAAGTTGATTCATTAAATAAAGAAATTACTATTACAGAAAAAGAGCTAACTAAAACACGTGCATATTATGGCAACAAAATTAAAGACATTACTAGTTCTTCTCCTGCTGAGCTTAACGAGTTTTTCACAGAAAGATACTAGTAAAATTTGTTTCCCTTATTCTACAGCTAAAAAAATAGCAATAGACTTAGTTAAGGGTGATTCAGCTATTGCTGAATTAAAAGTAGTTAATAAACTAGTTTGGCAGTTAAACGAAAAAATTGATACACAAGATAGTATCATCAAATTATATGTAGTAAAAGAGGAAAACTACATTTCCCAAATTTCCAATTACGATAAAATACTTGTAAAAAAAGATGAAATCATTACCGGATTAGAAGGTGATGTTGCTACTTTGGCTCGTAAAAATAATCGCTTAAAAAAAGGAATTAAATGGTTAGGTGGAGGATTCGTGGCTTCCATACTTACTATTCTTACATTGGTGGTAATTAAATAAATGGAAGAAAGAAGTTTAAAACAGGTAATCCGAGAGGAATATATAAAGTGTGCCCAATCACCGGCTTACTTTATGAAAAAATACTGTTACATCCAGCATCCAAAACGCGGACGTATTCAGTTTAACCTGTACCCGTTTCAGGAAAAGGTTTTAACATTATTTCAAGAAAATCCTTACTCAATTGTATTAAAATCAAGACAGTTAGGTATCTCAACATTAGCAGCAGGTTATTCACTTTGGCTAATGCTATTTCATGAAGATAAAAACGTGCTATGTATCGCAACTAAACAGGAAACCGCTAAAAACATGGTTACCAAAGTTAAGTTTATGTACAATAGCTTACCTTCATGGTTAAAAGAAAAAGATAAACCCGCCGAGGAAAGTAAATTAACCTTACGTTTAAATAACGGTTCACAAATTAAAGCCACTTCAGCATCAAGTGATGCAGGTCGTTCAGAAGCCGTTACTTTACTGATAATTGATGAGGCTGCCTTCATTCATAGTATTGGTGAGATTTGGGCATCAGCTCAACAAACCTTAGCTACGGGAGGGGGCTGTATAGCATTATCTACACCTTATGGTACAGGTAACTGGTTCCATCAAACATGGGTTAATGCAGAAATGGGTGAGAATAGTTTCTTACCAATTAGATTACCTTGGCAAGTTCACCCTGAACGAGATCAAACATGGAGAGATCAACAAGATAAAGATTTAGGTGTAAGAATGGCAGCACAAGAGTGTGACTGTGACTTTACCACCTCTGGTGATACAGTATTCCAACCAGAAGATATTGTATTTTATGAACAATTCCACGTTAGAGAACCTTTAGAAAAACGTGGTACCGATCAAAACCTATGGATATGGGAACCAGCAGATTACTCAAGAAACTATTTAATTGTAGCTGATGTTGCTCGTGGTGATGGTAGAGATTATTCCGCATTCCATATTTTTGATGTAGAGACATTTACTCAAGTTGGTGAATTTAAAGGTCAATTAAATACAAAAGACTATGGTCATCTATTAGTTAGTGTTGCAACTGAATATAATAATGCTTTATTAGCGGTTGAAAACTCAAGTATTGGATGGTCAACAGTACAAACAATATTAGATAGAGGTTACCAAAACTTCTATTATTCACCAAAAGGTGGAGCAAATAATGTAGATTCTTTCTTTGATCCATATATGGACACAAGTAAAATGACACCTGGATTCACTATGTCTACAGGTACTCGTCCTATAGCAATTGGTAAATTCCAAGAAGCAGTTATGGATAAAGGAGTTGTTTTTTACTCTGCTCGATTATTAGAGGAAATGAAAGTATTTATATGGAGAAACGGTAGAGCAGAAGCACAATCAGGTTACAATGATGATTTAACTATGGCGTTTGCTATTGGTTGTTATTTACGTGATACCGCTTTTAAATTAAGACAAAGTAATATGGATATGACTAAAAGCATGCTTAATGGAATTGCTTCAAATTCCTCAAAATACTCCGGTGGATATTCAACTGGAGTTTCGTATGCTGATAAGTATAATAATAACCCATACAATATAGATAACCCTTACTCAAATGGTCAAGAAGATATTTCTTGGCTTTTATAAAACAAAACATGGCAAATACAGGACTATTTAGTAGATTACAAAGATTATTTTCAACAGATGTAATTATCCGAAACGAAGGAGGATCACAATTGAAAGTAATGGATATCAACAAAATCCAAGTTTCGGGTGAATATGAGACAAATGCACTTGTAGATAGATTTAATCGTATCTATACAAATTCACATACCTCAATTTATGGATATCAAAGTAGTTTCAATTATCAAACATTAAGACCTACCCTATACTCAGAATATGATGCAATGGATACAGATGCTATTGTTGCTTCTGCTTTAGATATTATATCTGATGAAAGTACATTACGTAATGATATGGGTGAGGTACTTCAAATCCGTAGCTCGGATGAGGATGTACAACAAATTCTATATAATTTATTCTATGATGTATTAAACATTGAATTTAATTTATGGCCTTGGATTCGTAATATGTTGAAATATGGTGATTTTTTCTTAAAATTAGAAATTGCTGAAAAATTCGGTGTATATAATGTAATTCCTTACAATGCATTCCATATCGAAAGACAAGATGGATATGATGCAGACCACCCAAATTCAGTAAGATTTAGATTTGACCCGGATGGTATTTCATCTCCTTCTGATTATGGTTACTATAATGTACCAAATTCAGGTGGACAAGCTAATTCAATTTACTTTGACAACTATGAAATGTCTCACTTCCGTTTATTAACGGATACTAACTTCTTACCTTATGGTAGATCTTATTTGGAACCGGGACGTAAATTGTTTAAACAATATACAATGATGGAGGATGCGATGTTGATTCACAGAATCGTTCGTGCGCCTGAAAAACGTATATTCTATATTAACGTTGGTAATATTGCACCTGCTGAAGTAGAAAACTTTATGCAGAAAACAATTTCCAAAATGAAACGTACTCCATACATTGATCAACAAACAGGTGATTATAACTTGAAGTACAACATGCAAAACTTACTTGAGGATTTCTATATTCCGGTTCGTGGCAATGATCAAGCAACTAAAATTGATAATTTAGGTGGTTTACAATATGATGGAATCCAGGATGTTGAATACTTAAGAGATAAATTATTTGCTGCCCTTAAAGTGCCTAAAGCATTTATGGGTTATGAAAAAGATTTAACAGGTAAAGCAACATTAGCAGCGGAAGATATTCGATTTGCACGTACAATTGAACGTATCCAACGAATTGTGGTATCTGAGTTGACTAAAATTGCTTTGGTTCACTTGTACGCTCAAGGGTATACAGATGAGTCATTAACAAACTTTGAATTATCTTTAACTACTCCATCAATCATCTACGATCAAGAAAGAATTGCGTTGATGAAAGAAAAAGTTGATTTAGCTGCTCAAATGATGGAAAATAAGTTACTTCCAACTGATTGGATTTATGAGAACTTATTCCACTTGAGTGAAGATCAATATGATGAATATAGAAACTTGCTTGCTGAAGATGCTAAACGTAAATTCCGTATGGCTCAAATTGAGAACGAAGGTAATGATCCACTTGAAACAGGTAAATCATATGGTACACCACATGACTTGGCTGCTCTATATGGTAGAGGTAGATATGATGCTGGAGATGTACCTGTTGGATACGGTGAAGATGAAGAACTAGGAAGACCTGAAGAAAAAGTAACTAATAGAAATACTCAAGATAATGCTTTAGGTAAAGATAGAATTGGCGCTTCGGGAATGAAAAAAGATGGAGATGAATCAGATTCAACAAAACCTAAATTCCAAGGTGGATCACCATTAGCATTAGAGACAAAAACTAAACGAAATAAAAACACTAAAGTTTTTAATGATATCAAAAATCAACACAAACAAATGATCTTTGAATCAGATATTAGAGGGAATTCATTATTAGATGAATCACAAATACGAGAGTAAGGAAATTTCATATATTTATAAATAAACAAATATAACAGAATGCAAGTCAAACATTCAAAGTATAAGAATACTGGTATCCTTTTCGAATTATTAATTCGACAAATCACCACAGATACATTAGATGGTAAGGATTCTCCGGCTAAAGATATACTAAAAAAATATTTCGTTAAAACGGAATTGGGTCGTGAGTACAAGTTATATGAAACGTTATTGAAAAAAACATCATTAACTGAAACTAAAGCAAATATTGTTGTTAGCACATTAACTGATTCATCTAAAACATTAAATAGAGGAGTCATTAAAAGACAAAAATATAACTTGATTAGTGAGATTCAAAAACATTATGATTTAAATGAATTTTTTAATCATAAACTTCCTAATTATAAAGTATTTGCTGCGTTCTATACGTTATTAGAAATTACAAATGCTCCTCAAGCGGTTAATCCTGAACAAACGATTAACAATAAAGTAACTATTTTAGAGCATTTAACAGCTGCTCAAATTAAAGAAGATAAAGTACGTGATGAGGTGATTGATGAATTCTCTAAATCAGATAAAGATGTACGTTTCATTGCATATAAAATGCTTTTAGAAAACTTTAATTCTAAATACGATACGTTACATAATAATCAAAAAGAAATTCTTAAAGAATATATCACATCAATCGATAATACTTCTCGTTTAAAAGAATTTTACACTGGTAAAATTAATGAAATTAAAGAAACATTAACTTTATTAAATTCTAAAACTAAAAATGAGGTTACTAAGATCAAAATTGACGAAATTATCTCTATCATTCATACCCCAGCTAAAAATACTAAGATAAATGATAATGATTTAGTTGATTTATTACAATATTACGATTTAATCAATGAATTAGAAACCGTAAATGGATAAGCTTAAAGAAATAATTAGAACAAAAATTAAAGAAATGAGCGCTACCGGACAAGGTGGTGCCTCTTTTTCTGCTGGTCAAGGTGAAGGTTATGCTACACCGGCAGCATTTGCTTCTAAAACTAACTCTAAAGGAACTAAAAACATTTATTACTATAAGTTAGGATTCAAACCAGTACCTGATAAAATTAAAGGATCTGATTTAGAAGTTACAAAACTTTGGGAAGCAGACGAGGAAATGTCTGATGTAAAAAAATTCCAAGAAGCAAGAATTAACGAGTTTGATCAAATACAAGATGAATTAAACGCATTAATTTCAAACGCTAAAAATCAAACCATAGAATACTACCAAGCAAACCCAGGTCAGTTTAGTATTTATAAACCGACATCAATGGCTTTAGAATATATTAAAAAAGCAAAAGAACTATTAAACAAGTAAAATGAAAAAGACTCTACAAGATCAATATTTGTTAATCAAAGAAGGTAAAGGACATAAAGGTGTTTTCTTAACAGAAGCAAAACGTCAATTTCCTAATATCGTACGCAATGCTGCATCATTTGATGAAGCTGTAGCATCATTACAAACTAAAAACATTATTGCTGAAAATATAGTTGGTTTGACTGCTGTTAATTCTCCTTTTTCTCCAAGTAACAAAGAATCATATGAATTAGCATATGAGGCATTTTTAGCTGAAGCTAAGAAAAAAGAAAACGAGGACGAGAAAGTAAAAGCTGAAGAGAAAAAACCTTCTAAAAAAGTAGAAGAAGATTATTCACATGCTTACGATCAAAAAGATAATAAAGACATTGATAACTTGATTTTTGATCAAGTAATGACTGGATATTATGCTGAATTAAAAGATCCTAAAAATGCAGATAAAACAATGCAAGAATTGAAGGATATCGTAATGAAAAATTTAGCAAAAGATTCAATTTTCTATACAAAAGATGGTCAATTCGGAGAAAAAGGTTTAGGATACACTACAGAGGCTCCTGGTTTAGGTACTCCAAAAGAGGCTAAAGGAAAATATAAAGCATCTGGATATGGTGATTTAAATGAATCAATCCAACCGATCAATGAAGAAGAATCTAAATTACGTAAAGTAATTCGTGAAATGATTGCTGAAGAATTAGCAAATGATTCAAAAATATCATTAAAAGAAGGAGTTGAAAAAGAATTAGCTGAAATCAATAAAGAAGCAGAACACGAAATTATCGCTTCTAAATTAGAAAAAGTACAATCCCTAATTGATAAAAAACAATCTCAACTTACTAAACTTGATGAGGATGAAGATATGAAAGATCTTACCGACAAGAAAAAAGTAAAAGAAATTGAAAAAGACATCAAAGCTCTAGAAAAAGCAAAAGCTAAATTAGACAAAATATTGAACAAAAAGGGTGGTAAAGCCAAAAAAGAAGTAATCGATGAAATAGACGATGAAAATGAGTATGAAAGAGAAGAAATGGCGGACAAATATGTTAAAGATGCTAACAATCGTCAAGACGCAGGACAAAAAATAAGTTCTATTCTATCAAATTATCCTAACTTATCTCTTAATAATAGAAATAAATTAAAAAATGAATTAGAAGATAGATCAGAAAATTACAATCTAGCGATTCGTGATATTACTCCTAAATTAAAGGATTTGGTTGGAAATGATCTAGATAAAGAAACTATTAAATCTATTATAGATACTCATAATGCTAATAATACCGAAAAAAGACCATGGATGAAACTTGAATCGGATGAATTAGAAATGTTGAAACAAGATTTAATTGGTAAATATTTAGGAACAGATAATGAATAAGCAACTACTAATAGAAACTAGACATTTCAGTCCTAAACCATTGTCATTATTGGAAGGAATGAAAAACAACGGAAATGTTTTCGTTGAGGGGATATTAGCTACAGTTGAAGTTAAAAATGGTAATGGTCGTTACTACCCTAGAGAATTATGGGAACGTGAAATTGACAATTTTGCACGTAAAATCCAAATGAGATCTACAGAAACATGTGGTGAATTGGATCATCCTGACTCGCAAGTAATCAACCTTAAAAATGCATCTCATGCGGTGCGTGAATTGTATTGGAAAGGTGATGAAATATGGGGTAAAGTAGAAATTTTCTCTGATATGGGTGATTTAGGTACCTCATCTGGCCGTATAGCTGGAGCGTTAGTTAAAAATGGCTTATTAATTGGAATTTCTTCTCGTGGAATGGGTTCATTAAAACAAGTTGGTGAAATAATGGAAGTGCAAGATGACTTCGAATTACTCACTTGGGATTTAGTCTCCAACCCATCTAACCCAGATTCATGGATGAAAAATGGTGCATTAAACGAATCACGTTCAACATTCCTAGATCCATATGCTAAAACAAACTCATTAGTTACAGAAATATTATGTTCTAAAGGTACATGCCCTATATTTTAAAATATGCAAACCGGTGAAAATTAGCCCTCAAATGAGGGCTTTTTTTGTCCTTTGCGACTTTGACTATATCCACACATACATATAACCCGAATATACCACTCCCTCAATCTATTATGTGGTATCAATTAAATGAATTCTATTACGTTTTTTAAATAAACGTACTTTCCCAACAAAATTAAATTTAGGAAAAATGGCAACAAACAGAGAAATGCTTAAAGAAGCAATCGCTGACGCTAAAGCTGTTAAAGAAACTGCAATAGCAAATGCAAAAGCTGCTCTAGAAGAAGCCTTCACACCTCAATTAACATCAATGTTCTCAATGAAACTTCAAGAAATGGAAATGGAAGAAGGTTTAGAAGAGATGTATGATAAATCAGAAGAAAAAATGGAAGAAGCTAAAGACATGGATGACATGGAAGAAGCTAAATACATGGAAGAAGCTGATGATACGATGGAAATTGATTTGGAAGAACTTTTAGCGGAGCTAAACGAAGAGGAAGATGACACATTAAACGAAGCCGAAGAAGGTGAAGAAGAGGAATCTGAAGAAGAGGAATCTGAAGAATCTGAAGAAGGTGAAGAAGAAGGTGAACCAATCGACCTAGAAGACATGACTGATGAGGATCTAAAATCAATGATTGAAGACGTTATCAAAGACATGATGGAATCAGGTGAACTTGAAGCTGGAGATGAAGACATGGAAGGTGAAGAAGAATCTGAAGAAATGGAAGATGTTAGCGGAGAAGAAGAAGAAGAAATCGACTTAGCAGAATTACTTAGAGAAATCGAAGAAATCGAAAAAGTTGAAGAAAATGAATCTATCGACGAAGCTAAAAAGAAAAAAGAGAAAGAAGACAAGAAAGAAGACGAAGACAAGAAAAAAATGAAAAAAGAACTTGACGAAGCTTATTCTGCAATCGAAACTCTTAAAGATGAATTGAATGAAATCAATTTATTAAACGCAAAATTACTTTACACAAACAAAATCTTCAAAGCTAAAAACTTGAATGAAAGTCAAAAAGTAAAAGTATTAACTTCTTTTGATAAAGCTAAAAACGTAGGTGAAGTTAAAATGGTATTTGAAACATTAAACGAGGGTATTAAAGTTTCTAAAAATACAATTAAAGAACACTTAGGTAGCGCATCAAAAGGTACTATTACACCAAGCGTTAAAAAACCAATCGTTGAGTCAAACGAGGCATTTTCAAGAATGCAAAAATTGGCTGGAATTATTTAATTTTTAAAACTAAAAAACAAAAAACAATGTCAAATAGTATTAATTCATTACTAGAAAGCGCTGCTGGAAGTTGGAAAAACTTACAAAGCGACGCAGCTCGTATGTCCTCAAAATGGGGTAAAACGGGATTATTAGAAGGATTAGGAAGTGAAGTTGAGAAAAACAACATGGCTATGATCCTTGAAAACCAAGCTAAACAATTGGTTACTGAGCAATCTTCAACTAACGCAGGTGGTGCTACATTTACAGTAGGACAAGGTGAGCAATGGGCTGGAGTAGCTTTACCATTAGTACGTAAAGTATTCGGTTCTTTATCAACTAAAGAATTCATGTCAGTTCAACCAATGAACTTGCCTTCAGGTCTAGTTTTCTTCTTGGATTTCCAATATGGAGATACAACAGGTAAAGCTGCTCCTTCTGGTCCTTTTGGTCCTGGTGGAAACACTTATGGTGCTACTTCATCTATGTACGGTAACACAAACCCAGGAGTTGCTGCTGATGCATCTCAAGGTTTATATGGTGCAGGTCGTTTTGCTTATACAATTAATCAATTCTCTGCTTCTGTAGCTACAACTCGTACAGCTGCTACTTGGGCTGATGTTGATTACAATGCTGAATTATCTGCATCAATTGCTGCTGGTAATTATTCATTAGTTACTGTTACTGTTGGTTCTGGTACTAACGCATTACGTCCTGACTTTAAGGGTGTTCGTGCATTCGTATTAGCTTCAGGATCAGCTTCTGCTCCTCAAGCGGTGCCAGTTGCTAACTTGTTACCTCAGTATACAACTACTAATGGTACATCAACAGTTTCATTTGTATTCTCAGGATCTGCAGCAGGTGCAGGTGGTGGTGTACCAGGTACTGGTTCAGCAACTACAAACAACTTCTTGTTCTACAATTCACAACCAGCTGATAACTACCGTGGTGACTTTGAAGATAACAGCGGTGCTGGTTATCCAAATGCTGATTCTACATCAACTGATCAATTAGCTATTCCACAGATTAACATTAACATGAAATCTGAAGCTATTGTTGCTAAAACTCGTAAGTTGAAAGCACAATGGACTCCTGAGTTCGCTCAAGATTTGAACGCTTACCAATCATTGGATGCTGAAGCTGAATTAACATCTATCATGTCTGAGTACATCGCATTAGAGATCGACTTAGAAAACTTAGATATGTTGATCCAAGATGCTAATGCATGGGATGAGTGGTGGTCAGCTACAAACAACCGTTCATTGAATGCTGGTAAAACAGGATATGATGATTTAGGTTTCTTCAATACACAAGGTCAATGGTTCCAAACTTTAGGAACTAAAATGCAAAAAGTTAGTAACAAAATTCACCAAAAAACATTACGTGGTGGTGCTAACTTCTTAGTATGTTCTCCTTCAGTAGCAACTATCATTGAATCAATCCCAGGATTTGCTTCATCTTCTGATGGTGATGTTACTAAAGCGTCTTACGCATTTGGTATCCAAAAAGCTGG